AAGCAATTGTAAAACCATTTGCATTATTTAAATCATTTACATTATCAAATGTTGGAATGTTTGCGAATGATTGTAAATTTGTTGCATCGGACCCACCTGTTCCTGCAGATGTTACTTGTGGTGCTCCTCTAAATCTTACAACGTCTCCAGCTTTTCTTTGATGATCTTCTGAATAAACATTTACATAAGTTGTGCCACCAGAAATAATACTTGTGAAAGGATTCGGATCTAATAAAATTAAACTTGCAACAGATGCAGGTTGTGGTCTTGGATTAAATAAAGCTTGTGGATCACTTCCTACTGGTGATGGTTGAAGCTGTGGTTGTTTTGCTTCAAACTCTGAATAGTGAACTAAAGAACCATTCCATTCTCTAACCATTTCTGAATAAGGAAATCTTAATCCTGATCTATCAGAAATTGCTAATGCGTGTTTACCTGATGCATATCCTCCGCCAGCCATTATACTCCATCTCCATAAAACGTTTGTGGTGAAATGAATGTAGATGTTCCTTGATTGTCTGCATCAAGTGCTCTTAACAATTCACTTTCATATCTTCTTTCTAATTCCTGACTTCTGTCTGGAGAATATTTTAAACTTAAATAATAAGCTAGTCCAGACATCATACAAGGATAGAATCTATTTACGACATCAGAAGTATTATTATATGCTCCAACATCTTGAATTTTAGATAAATAATAAAAACAAAATTGAAAACTACTTGGTGTAGTTGTACTTGATACACTAGAACTTGGTGTAGCGTATAAAAATATGCTTGGATTTAATCTTCTAGCTACATAATATTGTGAAGGTGTACCTTGAGTTAATTTGTTTGGTGTTTGTGAATATTGTGATCTACTAATTTGAGTTAATGCAATATCTTGAGGATTAGCTGTGTCACTATTATTTCTATAATACGCTTCTAATACAGTGCTAATATCATCTGGAAAATTTGCAGAATCACTTGCATAACTATATTCTGCTTGACCTTGAACTAATGGAATTTTTGCAAGTTTTACTTTCCATAAATGAACACCTCTGTTACCCCATTCTTGAAACATTATATTTAAAGAACGTCTTGCAGATCTTAATTGATAACCAGTTCTAGTTCCTCTTACACCTGTTCTCTCAAATGCTTCTTCAATAACATCATCCATTTGAGGATTGAATTCTGTAGTTTCAGAAGTTGGTGAAATAGTTTGTGCAGTATTACCCATACCTGCGTGTGCAGTACAGTAATAAAATAATAACGGAGCGCCTGTTGTTCTAACCGGTGCTACATTAATTGTAGTATTTGCTCCTGCATTTCCAGGTACTCCAGTTGTAGTTACACCTGTAGTATAAGTTGCTGCTGGACTATTATTAGCATTTGTAGAAAATGCTATAGTGTGTGTAGCATTAGTAGTATCTGATTGATCGAAGATATATGTATTACCTTCTTGTAGATATAGAACAGGGGCTAACTCTCCGTTAATATAATATTTATTACCGGTACCGTATTGAGTAGTACCCGTTGCTACGGTTACTGTATAAGTTATTGTAGCCACAATTTACTCCTACGTAAATGTTATAGTAACGCCTGGAGTGTTTGTTAGATCTAAATAAACTCCATCGTCAAATAAAATTCCAGAACCTGGAACATAAAAATCTATTCCTTCAGTTCCAAATTTAAATGTAGCGATTGTAGTTCCAGCTGCTCCACCAGATTTAAATATAATAGAAGAACTTCCAGCACCCTCTGCTTGGATACCTGTTATTCTAGCTCTTTGTCCTGTAGGAACCATTTGTCCATCTGCTGTAGCGTGGGCTACTAATTGATCACTTGAGTATGATGCCATATTTTCTCCTTAAATTTTGTGTGGGCCAAAGCCCACACTTAATTAATTATTATACTGCTGTTGCGTCTGATAAGTTGTTAGCTTGAACATACGTAAAAGTAACAGTTACTTGACCTGTAGTTGCAGTACCACCTGCAGATATAAGAGTCGCTGTAATTTGTGTATCAGAACCAAATCTATCAGCTTCGTCTAAAGCAGCGTCAGCTATTGAAGAAGTTTCTCCTAAAGCTTTAACGTTAGTGTTAGCTATTAAGTATTGAGCTGTTCCTGTTTTTCCTACAGATACAGTTGCTGTTCCACTCGCATTACTTACTATTGCCACTCTAATTGTAGTTGTAAGTAGTTGTGAGTTTTTTGGTATTACACCTACGTTGTAAGTAGTTGTTCCTACTACGACTGCTGCATCAATCATAATTGATTGAGACATTACAACTTGACCTGTGTTTTTTACATCATCGCCAACTGTTGTTCCTGTTGTGTTTGCTATCGTTCCCGCTTTAATCGGTCCCGAAAAAGTAGTTGTTGCCATATTAATATCCTCCTAGATATCTGAATACTGTCCCTAGGGTTGTCGACTATACGCGTCAGCATTCATCATTTATTAAATGTATAGTGATTAATTTATACACTAGTTTTTAATAGAGCGCAAGAGAGCCTACGGTATATGTGTGATTTTTAAATGTAGCTTTTAATTAAGTAGCTACAGAAACTTCTGGAGTAGAACCTTCTACATTGTTCTGTCTGTGAGCAATGGCTGCTTCTTCTAACTTGATTTTTGTGATGATTTCTTTTACCTTATCATCGATTCTCACCATTTCAAGAGTGTATCTGTTATTATCCAGATGCTCCTGTTCCCACTTCAACTCCAAGGACCTTTTTGCTTTGTATAGGTCTTGTATCATAAGTAACCTCCTCATAGGTTATTCTGTTTAACGGAGAAAACATTCCCGTTCTTTCCCAGATAATATCATTTTGTCCTAGTTTGTCAACTATTGCTTTTTCCAATGAGGTTGGATTGTCATCAGACTCCACTTCAAATTTTCCGTGGTAGTCGTAAGCCCATATATTTACTAGGAATTTCTTCATTTTTTCACCTTATTTAATAAAAAGGGCCGAATTGTGTTCGGCCCTTTTAAAATTATTGATTATGTTGCGTTTGAACCAAAGATACCTCTTGGATCAGAAAATCCAAATACATATCTTTCTCTCGCTTTGTATCTAACATTACCAGTATCGAAATCACCTTCCATAGAAGTTTTGATAGGTGATCTGCTGAAGTGTTTTAGACCATTAGGCACATCAGTTTTAATGAAGAATTTCTTCGCAGCAGTTAAGTAGTTGTTCACTACATATCCACCAGAGATCATTCCCATATTTCTGATTGCGTTAATGTCATTGTCAGCAGTGCCTGTTCTACCAGCAGAATTCATAAGTCTGTCAGCAGTAAATTGAAGCGCTGAAGGAATTACTAATTTAACTCCTGTTGCTGCAATTTTTAGGCCTCTTTCATCAGTAATAGCCGCGATGTCAATCAAAGACTGTTCTAATGAAGTTTCGTTCAACTCTGCAGGTGTTTGCAATTGGTTTGCAAAAGTACCAGCCATAGTTGGGTGATTAACAATTGCACCACCAGCTCCGTTACCACAAAGAGATACACCGTCACCACCAGCAAAAGTTACGTCGAATGCATTGTTTAATACAGCCGCTCCTTTGATGTTTTTAGTTGACGCCATAGATCTTGCTAACGCTTTTGTATATCTAGACGCAAGTCTGTCATACAAGTTATCTTCGATAGCTTCTTCTGTGATCGCGAATGCTAATGCAATCGTTTCGTTAGTGTAACGAGCTGTGAAAGTTTCTTGTGCATCGTCAAAAGTTACACCCTGTCCTTCAGGTTTAACGTTTGCATTTGCGAAACCAGCTAACATCACTTCTTCTTCAAAAGCTCTGTCAGATGATTCTGTTTCGAAAATTTCAGACCATTGCTCGCCGTATTGTTTGTATTCTAATCCGAATAAAGCATTCAGACCAGGCTCTAGTTCTTTAACTAGTTGTGCTCTTGATATAGCCATAGTTATTTATCTCCTTATTCTAGATTAAGCGTATAAACCAGCGCCGCCAGCGATCGCAACAATAACATTTCCACCAGCTGCGGTGAAATCTTTATTTTCTGGATCATTGCCGTAAGCAACTAATTTAAACATTGCCGTTGTACCAGCTGAACCAATATCTAAAGTAGTAATTGATTGACCACTTTTGTTATCAGTTGCAGTGTAGTTATTTACGTTGAAGTTGTTTGCTCCACCAATTAAGGTTTGTGCAACAGCTGCATCCGCTTTCACTTCATATTGCTGAAACGGGTTGTTGATTATGAACGCTTCAATTTCATTTGAACCGTTGTTGTAGTTTACTGATGTAGTTTGACCTGCAACAATGTTATTGCTGAAAGTAGGTTTTCCTGATGCATCTATAAAAAATGCGCCATTGAACACACCAGTTAATAATGCGTCTGCATTATTAGCCCAGCCTGTTCCGCCTGTTCCACCATCATCTGTAACTGTAAACGCTGCGTCTTGTTGGTAACCTTGATTGCCTGCATCTTGTGTAGACATAGGATCACCTTTGTTGACTGCAACGCCTGGTGCTGTTTGGATTTTGTATTCCGCTTGACCAGATGTAGCTGGAGTTTGTCCAACTGTATTGATCGCTCGAAGTCCAAATCCAGTAGTACTTGCGTTTGCCATAGTTTTTTTTCCTTGTTATGTACCTGCCTCGAAAGGCCTCCAGTACGAGTTTAATTTATTTTGTTGGATAGGAATAGTTAAAAGATTAACTTTTCTTTGTACCACCAAAAGTTACACGAGTATTAGATTCCTTTTGGAATTTCATACTTGGGTGCTGATCCTTCATAAGATTGTGTTCAACTGCTTCTTCTTTCGCATCGTTTTGCTTTTTATAATAAGCATCGATTTGAAGTGCAATCTCCTCTGGTATCCTAGCCAGCAATAGGCCTCCCACTCCAATAACTCCAGCGTATCTGCCTTCTGTCATCTCTGGATATTGAGTATCTGGATATTCGTCAGCTCTAACTAACTCCCATCCTTCTCTCAAAGATGATGCTACATTTTTAGCATCTGATGCTCCGAGTATTTCGGAACGTATCCATTGATGTCTAAATCCAGTTGGCGCTGGTGGTGCATCAAGTGAGTTGGGTGGAGTCCAAACTTTTTTGACTTCAATTTTGTCTCTAGTTTGACTCGCACGAGAAGTTTTTATTTTTTCATTTTCCATTTTATGCTCCTTCCGTGATTTTTAATTGTTTTGCATAAGCTTCTAGCGGCACACCTAATCTTTTAGCAATTGCTACCTGTGACGGTGAGAGTTTCACAGTTTTACTTTTGCGTCCTGTTGAAGCCGAACGTTTAGCTGAAGCTACATTTTGAACCGGTCTGGCTCTTTCTGTAGTATTACCCTCTACCTTATCAAATTTATGCGGAAATTCAAGTCTTATTCTTGAGTCAACTTCTTCATAATATTCTTTAGATTTTGGATCATAACCTTCTTTTTCTACAAGCGTTTTATGTATATCAAACGCTGTATAAGTCATTGCTGAATCATTACCAAACCAAGGGTTTTCAGACGCCCAGGCTTCTGCCATAGGGTCAGATTGAGTCGGTTGTCTTGTTTGTTGAGGTGTTACATTAACCTCTTTAGACACTGGTTTAGATGCTTCAGCGGCTTTCATAGCGTTCAATCTTGCAGCATCCATAGTCAAATTAGAAATTTGTTCTTGGGCTGCAATTTGTCCGTCTACATCTTGAGACTCAATAGCAGTTTTAAGAGCTTGTCTTGCTGCTGCCATATTTGTTTTAACTCTCGTCTCAAATTCTGAAGTGTAAGATTTATCTAATTTAGATAATCTTCCTTCTAAATCACTCTTTTGTCTGTTGGCTGCTTCTGCAAATGCAATAGCTTCTTCTCTTTGTCTTTCAGCTTCTCGCATTTTACGAGTTAGTTTAGCAATACGTTTTTGTACTCCTTCACTGTACTCTTGAACTTCATCTTTTTTTTCAAGTTTAGTTTCTCTTTCGTTTTCAAAAGTTTTGTCAACTTCAGATACTTCTTCAACTTCTATTTTTTCTTCAGCAGGTGCTTCAACTTTTTCGGGTTCACCTTTATCATCTAAATTAATTTCGGCTCCTTGTTCTTCACCGACGTCAATTAGACTTTCTGTTTTTTCGTTTTCTGTTGGCATAGTTTCCTTCCTATGTTGTTAAATGTAATGAAGAACTGATTCAGGATCACCTATGGTCCCTAACACTTCATCATCGTTTAGTATTCGCACTTCTCCACCTTCAATCGGTAAACGTGCACCAGCATATCTGGCAAACATCACCCAATCTCCTACTTTACACCACGGCTTATTAAATTTATCTTTATCCGCGTATGCAAGA